ATTACTCATAATGAAGAAATACTACAAACCTAAACTTAAAAATGTTACTAAGCTAAAGACCTACTTAGATAAAAAAACAAATAAAAATGACAGAAGTAAAAGACACGCTACAAGTAGGGTTAGCTAATAGTTCAGCTATAGCTTTCAGCATAACAGACTGTAACGAAATACTAACGCTAGTTTCTTTAATTCTAGCAATTGGTTTTACTATATATAAATTCATTCAATTTGAAAAAAATAACTAGATGGCTCGTAATGTTGTTACAAGCTCTTATAAGAGCATTAAAAAGAAACGAAAGGGAATACACTCCAAAAACTCAAGTAAAGGACAGAACGGCTATAAAAAAGCCTACAGAGGGCAAGGGCGTTAATCTTTTAATCATTAGAGATACTTTTACAAAAGAAAGTACTATTGGTAAACTTTTTATTAATGGAGAAAGTTTCTGTGATACATTAGAAAATCCTTATATCAATAACGAAAGAAATATTAGCTGTATTCCAGAAGGTCAATATAAAGTTAGACTTAGACTAGCGAGAGAAAGTGCAACAAGAGATTACTTACACTTATTAGTCCAGGATGTTCCTAACAGGGATTTTATTCTCGTGCATATCGGAAATTATCCATCACAAACCCAAGGATGCATCCTAGTAGGGAACGGTCGTCAACAGGACGTTGTTGAAAACTCACGTTTAGCTATGGACTTAGTTATCAAAGAAATACTAAATTTGGGCGGAGAAAATATTAATTTAATAATCAAAAATAAATAAAATGAAAAAGTTTTTAGAAAAGTATGTAAACGGAATTTTAATGAGAATGTTTGGTAGTCGTAAATTCTGGTACACAGTAGTCGGGATTTTGACAACTGTATTAAGTGAAAAATTTGGCTTAAATGCAGAAGAAGTTAAAAACATATTACTTAGTATTTCAGCACTTGTATTAGGTCAGGGAATTGCTGACGTTGCTAAAAAGTAAATTTTGGCAGGAACAAGAATAAGACTTTCCCCTGAAGAAGTTGAGTTAATCAATGAAAGCAGGGGAAAGGACTTACAAAACATTAATGGCAATACTGCTTTAGATATTCACCTTAAAGATAGGGGAATAAATAAAAAGGATATTGTAAGCGTTAAACATTGGCAAAGTATGTCAGGAGAGTTACGTTTTTCAATAGTTACTAAAGAACATTACGGAACTGATAAGGCAGATCTACTTAAAGACATACAAAGTCTAATAGAAAACTACTCCCCACAATACCAAACAATTAAAAGAGTTAAAGGCGAACACCTTTTAGTTATCAATCCTGCTGATATTCATATTGGTAAACTAGGGGTTGCTTTAGAAACAGGAGATGACTATAATACAGAGATTGCTTACAATAGAGTTTTAGAAGGCGTTACTGGGCTTATTAGCAAAGCTCAGGGTTTTAGTATTGATAGGGTTTTATTTTGCGTGGGTAATGATGTTTTACATATAGATAATGTATATAACACGACAACAGCAGGAACTCCACAAGACGCTGATGGTAAATGGTGGCAGCACTTTGAAGTAGCTTTAAAACTATATGTCAAATGCGTTGAGATACTAAGAGAAGTTGCTCCTGTTGATGTAGTTCATTCAATGTCTAATCACGATTATCAAAGCGGATTTCATTTAGCACACTCTTTAAAATCTTGGTTCAGAAATACTAAAGACGTAACATTTGACATATCAGTAGCACATAGGAAATATTATAAGTATGGTTCTAATCTTATAGGACTTGAACATGGAGATGGAGCTAAAATGGATAAGCTACCAATGTTAATGGCAAACGAAAAACCGCAAGAATGGGCGGAAACTAAATACAGGTATTGGTATTTACATCACATTCACCACAAAGTTAAATATAAATGGTTAGACGCTAAAGACTTTATTGGTGTAACAGTTGAGTATATGCGTTCACCAAGCGGAACTGATAGTTGGCACAATAGAAAAGGCTTTTGTGGGGTACAAAAAGCAGTAGAAGGCTTCATTCATTCCAAAAAATCAGGGCAAATAGCAAGACTTGTACATTATTTCTAATGGAAGAAGGCAAAAAAAATATCAAAATATTTTGCTTGTATATGGTTATAATTATAATCGTTATAATGCTAAATTTATAACCCCCTTTAGCCTTTTAAGGCACTTTCACATCTTTTTAATGGTAATATACTAGACAGCACTTAAAGTTGCTTATCTAGTAAAAATACTCTTAACACTTAAATTGTTAATAACTTTGATAATAATTGAGTTAAAAACTATTTATTTTTATATCTTTGTAGTGTTAAAATAGTAATAACTAAATAATCAAGAAATGAAAAATTGGAAAATCGTAAACAGAAACACAGGAGCTACTCACTTCTTAAATGAAGAAGAAAAGATAAACTTTTTTTTACAAAATTGTTATCAGTCCAGAACAGGAGCAGTAAAGTATGACATCTACAATCTAACTAAAGAGAGGACTGAAAGAATAAACAAGATGTTAGATGTAGTTGCTCAATTAGCAATAGTAGGAGCGTCAATCTTAGGCACTTTAATTTACATTCAAAACTATTAAGATGACTAGACAAGACGCAGAATACTTAGAATACTCTAATTATGTAGATTACAGCGAGCCAAAGGTTTCTTTTATAACAGGTAAGCCAATTGATGACACTAAAGTAATAGCTGAACATTGGCTGTTAAAACCTCAATACATTCCTGCTATGGTAGCAAGACCAGGTGGGAATGACTTAGTAAACAATAGCCGTTCAGTTGTTGTTGTAGGAACTGCTTTACAATGCTACAGAAAGTTTTGTGAAATGCTCAAGACTAAAGGTTGGCAACAGAAAGACTGTTGGGATGTAGAACTTAAACCAATCTATAAAAAACACTATAAGAATAATGGCAATTTGCCTGTAATAATAAATTTAAAATAATGGAAGAAACACACAAAAGACTGCACGAAATAAATACTTTTCAATGTGTAGATAACGAACTATACCTAAGAGGTAAGGATGAAATGGGAGCAGACCTTACAATATGCTTTGACGCTTTTAATTTCTTAGAGTGGATAGACAAAGAACAGATAGATTATATAAAACAAAAAGTAATTGAGTATATTGAAAAGAAATAATTTTAATACTTTTACACCAAATTATTAACAGGCAAAAATCCTAGCCAATTAACATAGGTAGAATATATGAAAACAGAAAAGATAAAAGAAATGTACTTTAAGTACGGACTAGAAAAAGAAGATGTTTTTAAACATCAACACTATGTTATCCTAACTAGAAGTGCTATTGCAAAAATCCAAGCTCAGGAAGACATAGATATTGATTATGATATTATAAAGTCTGAACCTAATTTTGCAGCAGTAAAAGCAATAGCAACAAAAGATAATAAGACAATCAGGACAATGGGTTCTGCACTAAAAGGGAATACATTTAAAGACGGAAACACTAATAGTTGGTATGTATTAGAAATGGCTCAAAAACGAGCTTATGCAAGAGCGACTTTAGAAATTTTAGGACTATATGAAATTGGTGTTAAAGGTGAAGATGAAGCAGAAGATTTTAAAAAGAGTAATAACTAAATAAATAAATAAAAATGGAAGTAACAGGAAAACTAGTAAAGAAACTTGAATTAGAAACAGGAACATCTAAAGCAGGTAAGGAATGGAAGAAACAATCTATCGTAATTGATACAGGTGGGGACTTTAACAATGAAGTCTGTGTTAGTGCCTTTGGTGATAAAGTAGGGCAAATGAACAAGCTAGAAATAGGAATGGAAGTATCAGTTCTTTGTAATGTTTATTCAAGAGAATATAACGGAAGATACTATCACAATATAGATGGCTACTTTTTCACTAATCAGAGCAACAAAAAATCAGGTAATTTATTAGACAATAAAGATACTATGATGAATGGTGATGGAGATATGCCTTTCTAAGATGAATACAGAAGATAACTTTAAAAACCTTTGCGACCTTACTACAAGTTTAGTAGGGTTGCCTAAAGGCTCTCTGGCTTTGAAATGCAGGAAGATAAAATACCAAGTGCCTAGAATGGTAGCAGCTATGATTTCCAGACTAGAAGATGAAACACACAGAGATATAATTGCTAAGGTATTGGATAGGGATAGGACTAGCGTTAATCACTATGAAAGATGTCACTCAGGCAACTATGCTTCTTACCCTTTGTACCGAGATACTTTTAACAAAGTTTATAACGCTTATGCTGAAATAAAAGACGCTAAATTAACTTTTGTGGACTTGTATAACTTACAGGAACATTTGAGGAAAAACGGAATACACGACAGCAGATCACATCAAACTACTATACGTGTTGTATCTGGTAAATTTGGAACTGATATAAAAGTTTCTTACAAAGATTTTTACAATCAGTTAGAATTATGTAAGTTAGCCCTTCAAAATTACCAACACGAAATAGAAGTTATATGAAACATTTACTAAGTAGTTCAGCTTTTTTAATAGTGAACAAGCAATTAGCGAAGCAGGTAGGATTAAAGGGTGCAGTCCTACTTGCCGACCTAATTAGCAAAGAAGAATACTTTATCGCTAACGGAATGACTGATGGGTGGTTTTTTAATACGGCTAAGAATATTGAAGATGATACTTGTTTGACTTCACACCAACAAAGAAAAGCAATTAAGAGCTTAAAAGACTTAGGAATAATAGAAACTAAAGTAGTTGGTATTCCAGCAAAGCAGCACTTTAAAATAATTGAAAACAAGTTGTTAAGTTATTTTAATACTAGTTGTGAAGAAACTGCAAAACTAGTTGTTAAAAAAACGCAAACTATTAATAAGAATAATAATAACAATAACAATAACAATAATATATCTAATAGGCGTAATGAATTTGTATTTGAGGTTTTATCTTTTGATTATGAAGAAAGTATTTTAAATGGCTTTATTGATTATTGGACAGAACCTAATAAGTCTAATACAAAAATGAAATATGAATTAAACAAAACTTGGGAAACAAAAAGAAGGCTGAAGACCTGGGCGAACAATCAAAAGAAATGGGATAAACCTAAAACAAAAACTATGTCAAAAATAGATATGCAATTAAATGAATACTTAAAAGGAAAAGAATATTTATGAAACCACTAAAACAAGAAAGTCTACAAGAGCTAACAGAAAAAGTGTATGAGCTGATAGCAAAAACTTCTATAGAGATAGGACACAAAACAGATGGTAAGTCTATGGCAAGTCTTAGTAAGATATTTGCTCAGGACTTAATACAAGAAAAGCGTTTTGGCAATATGAGTTTTAACCAAGTAGTGGATGGCTTTCACTATGGAGTAAGATTTGGTAAGGATGAACCTTTTTTAAATATCAGAACTTTTTACAAGTGGACATATAAAATGAAAGCGATGTGCGACAACGCTTACTATGAAGTGCATACATTAGGAAAGCCAAAAGGAAAGACCTTATGGTATCAAGAACCAATAAAATTATTAAAATGAAAGAAGAAGAAATAGAATACACTTGTTGTGGTGTAGAAATAACTGAAGAAATTAAGGACAATAATTTATGCCCTGTATGTTTAGAACATATATAAAATGAAGATATTAAATTTATATGCTTGTTTAGGTGGTAACAGATACAAGTGGAATGAAGTAAAAGAAGATATAGAAGTAACAGCAGTTGAGCTAGATGCTGAGTTAGCTAGACTTTACCAAGAAAGATTTCCTAATGATAAAGTAATTGTAGCTGACGCACATCAATACTTGTTAGACCACTTTAAAGAATACGATTTTATATGGAGTTCACCTCCCTGCCCAACTCATTCTAGCGTAAGAGTAACACAAAAAAACAGAAGTTCTTTTGTACATAAATATCCTGACATGAAATTATATCAAGAAATTATTTTATTAAATAAATTTTTTGATGGAAAATATTGTATAGAAAATGTCAATCCTTACTACAAACCTTTGATTGCTGCACAAAAAAAAGGTAGACATTTATATTGGACAAATTTTGATTTACCTATTAATTTAGGGGAAAGAAAACTAAAAGTAAAAAGTGGAGAAAGATTGTGTATGATGAAAAACGAAATAGGTGTATTATCAGACTTTCATAATTACGACTTTAAAAAATACAAAGGAAAGCAAAGAAAAGACAAGATAGCTAGAAACCTAGTTGATTATGAAGTGGGTAAAACAATCTTTGAAGCTATGCTAGAGTTAGAAAAAGAAGATATTAAACAAACAGAACTATTCTAAAATGAAGATATTAACAATCGTATGGGGATTAATAATTCTACTTTGTATTTCAGAAGCATATTTTTGTTCTAAGTTTGAAGAAGAATGAAAGTATTAGAATTATTTGCAGGTAGTAGATCCTTTAGTAAAGTAGCTGAAGAACTAGGACACGAAACTTTTTCAGTAGATATTAAAGATTTTGATAATATAGATTATGTTACAGATATATTAGATTTTGACATAGATAAAGTTCCTTTTAAACCTGATGTAATATGGGCAAGTCCACCTTGCACTTATTTTAGCGTAGCAAGTATTGGACACCATTGGAATAAAGACCACACACCTAAAACAAAAGAAGCAATATTAGGTTGTAAGATAATAAAAAAGACAATAGAGATTATAAATTATTTTGATCCTGACTATTTCTTTATTGAAAACCCTAGAGGGAAATTAAGAAAGCTAGATTTTATGCAAGATTTTGATAGAACCACAGTAACTTATTGTCAGTATGGAGATAGTAGAATGAAACCAACGGATATTTGGACAAATCATTTATATAATCCTTTATTTTCAGATGGGTGGAACCCTAAACCTATTTGTAAAAATGGAGATAATTGTCACGTTTCTGCACCTAGAGGTTCACAAACAGGAACTCAGGGATTAAAAGGAAATTATGAAAGAAGTAAAGTGCCTTATGAATTATGTAAAGAAATATTATTGTCTTTATGAGAGAAATCACTTACCCATATATTTTGCACCGTATAGCTAAAGACATATCTACAGACAGAACGAAAGGTATGCATAAAAACTATAAGGATAAAGATTATTATGTAGGTGATAAGACTAAACAATATAATGTACAAGGAGTTTTAGCTGAGTTAATTGCACAACACTATTTTACTGCTATTGGTGATGACTTTAAAGCATTAAGCATATTGGGTACTGAACCTGAAGTTGAAGCTGATATATTTATAGGTGAACGAAAAATAGATGTAAAGTATATACCTCACTATGCAAAGTATTTAATGGTAAACTATAATTCTCATACTAACCCTAAAAAAGTTGTAACAGAATATATGTTTGTACAATTATTAGACAGAATAAGTCCTAGTACAGCTTCAGCTAAAATATGGTTTAACACACATAAAGAAGTTGATAACTGGAATATAGAAAAACAAACTAACACAAAAGTATTCTGCAAAGAACTATGAAGAAGACAGTCAGTAAATTAAAAAAAGAACTTGACAAATGGTTCAGTCTTTACATAAGACTTAGAGAAGCTAACGA